TCAAGATGGCACCTGTGGTCTCGTCCCTAACGAGACCATCATGCCCTTCAACTTTTATGTAACCCATACGCGGAAATTAGAAAGATGCAACTGCTCTAATATCTTGTACTTTTGGTACAATGGTTGGATCAACTCCCTTCATGATAATCTTAATACCAAAGGAAGAGAATTCTGGAAGATCTTCTACACTGTAAGTGATATCTTGATAAGAAGATTGCTTCTCAATTACACCTGATGATGTATTCTCTGGTGTAGCAACTTCAAGAACATCTGGTTGTCCATTGCCATTGAAGTATTCCCAATCTAGATCTTCAAAGTTCTCCTGACTGGATGCTCTCTTGTATTTGAAGAGAACTTCGACATCAGTCATTTCCTTGACATTTAGGGTCAAGTGTACATCAATAGATGTTGCAGGACTGCTAATGAATACTTCTTTAGTTACATACTTAGCAATAGCAGAAGTATTCTTGGAAGTATTCTCCTCAACATAATCTGTACCATTTGTATAATCCAGAGATCCTACCTCTAAGAACAGAACTTCATCAGTTGGTTGATTTGGATAACCAACAATGTCACCCACACGGAAGACATCTTTAGCTTGATCTAAAGTATCTGCCTGTCTAGTGAATGCCTGACCATCAACAATTCTACTTGTGTAGTCATTATCAATTGGTCTGGTATCATTCCTCATAGTAATTTCTTGAGTTTCTGAGTTCCAGATAATTACATTACCGAAGATAATGTTCTCATACTCATTTGTTGGAGTAGATGGATTTCTAGCAGTTAGAACTTGTGATGTATTGAAGTCAAAGATAAACTGGTTAGGAACAGTATCTACTTTAGTTGCAGGAGACTGTTCTGTATCTTCTCTGTTTAATACTTCTTGTTCCCATTCAATTACTTCACCTTTTTGGAACAATTGTACTGTTTTGACCTTGACATAAATTTCAGTTTCACTAACTTTACATACTTGACCAAGAGCACCAGATGTTAGTCCTTTGACCTTTTGATCATTGGTAATTTCAATACCATTGGTATTAGCAACAGTGAACGAGTATACTGGGAAGAATGTTAGGATTTGGTTTCTTCTGCCAAATCTATCTTCTTTACCAGATGCATTTTCAACTCTGTTGGTAACTGTCTTGACACTAGTAGTTGACAAATCAATTACTGGAGACAAGTATGAAACAGAAGAAGATAGATCCATCTTGTATGTAAGTGATCTTTCTACATCATTTTGAATTTCATTAATCTTAGAAGCAATAAACTTCTGATTGGTGAAGTAGTGAGGTTCGTTGAGGAAAGTCTGTTCAAAAGCTTTCTGAGAATATGATGTATAGTTCGTAGTAGCAGAATCTACAGGAACTACATCTAGAGTTTGTACACTAGTATCAATCTTAGTTTGTGAGAATGTCAGATACTGAACTTGTGGGTATAGAACTTCAAACTTTCTGTTGTATGAAGCATATACAGTAGATCCTCCGCCAACAGAATTAAGAGCAGCAGGAATACTAGAAGTAATATTGTAACTGTCAACACCAGAGTTAGATACTCTAAACAATGTGTTGTTCAATACATCAGTAGTAATTCCCCCTGTTTCTGCAGCAGACTTATAGAATACATAAGACTTTCCAGTATCCTCGAAACCATTATCACGATGATTTACCTTGAGAATATTATTGTTATTCTTGAAAAGCAGAGAATCTGCATTGGAGTTTGAAGAACCGTCTGTCTCAAATGGGTTATTATTAAGGAGTTCGTAACCAAGATTTTCATTGGTTAGAAGAAGTTCACAGGGTCTAGAGATATCAAATTCTGCTCTATAAAGAGTAAACTTGAGATCCTCAAAGATATCTTCAGTCCAGTTATCAATGTTTTGTGATCTGTATACAGAACCTAGAGATGGTTGGGTTGTGATAATAGTGCTCGTAGAAGCATCAATCTCTCCAAGTCTAGAAGCCCACATTTCATAATCAACAGAATCTGTTTCAACAGCGATAGCATACTCGGTATCATTCTGTAGATATACAGGATGCTCGAATGCAAATCGTGTTGGAACTGTGGAATTAGTGATACCTTCCTGATCAATAGCAACACCCATTCTAACTGCGGGTGTATCAATTTCAATTGCAGTTTCGATAACAGCACCTGCTGCGCCATTACCAATTCCCTTAATAACTACAGATGGAGCTTCAGTGTAACCAAATCCAGACAACTGAATTTCAGAGTTATAGATCTGACCACCCGAAACATCTACACTTGCAGTAGCAACAGAACCACCTGGCAACTGAGGACTTTCGATAGTAAGAATTGCACTATCATAGTTTAGACCAGGATTTTTAATCTTGATTGAAGATACTCTTCCGCTGTCTTTAGCAATAGTTACCTGACCAGATCTTCCTTCTGTATTGTTAGCGAGTGTAACTGAAGGAATGCTGAGGTTTTCGTTGGGGAGGAATGCTCTACCATTGTGGTTGTCAAGAACCATGGTATATACCTGCTCGTTAGTAAGCAAGTATCTTCCAGTAGAAGATGGTGTTAGTTCAATACCATTCTTATCAATAATCTTAGCGATAGGACCAGTAGCAGCAGATGATGCACCAGTTACAACTTCTCCTTTGGTTACATATACGTTTGAATTTGTAAAGAACTTAAGGAAAGTGAATGGAGATAGAACTTTTTCTGATCCAGGAATAATGTTCTTACCAGGCTTGTCTGAATCTACATTCGTTAGATATACTTTAATTGGAATTGTAGAACTCTTCTTACTGAAGAACAGATCAATACCAGTTGCAAACATACCACCCTCGTAGTTTTCAACCTTGAAGGTTTGTGCTAGAGGATTAGGTCTGATTGGATTATCGGTATTGCTATCGATAAACTGAACACCTTCATTTGCTTTGAAGAATGATGGTTTTGTTGAAATAATGCTTACTGGGTTCTCAGGGAGAATACCAGTTGCATAATACTTAACTTCAGCATAAGTTGCTACTTCTGCTTTATCTTCGTCAGTAGCACTAGAAGTAAATCTGAAGGTCTTGATACCAGTTGAGACATTAAACTCTTCTGAAGAGGTGTCATAATCTACGGTATCAATATCTCCAGTCCATACTGCGTTCTTACTTGGAGCATATCCTGCAGGTAGAAGAATGATGCCACTGGCATCTCCATTCTCGTCTGTAGTTACAGTTCCATTGAATGCTGACAATGAGTTTCCAGCAATGCCACTAAATCTTTGATCGGGAACAACCCAACGATTTACATTTCTACCTTCTAGGAAGACAGACAATGTAGTGTTAGGCTTAAGTCTTCTTACAATGAATTTGATTGGTTGTGATCTAGCAAAGAATTGTAGAGATGTTGAAACAGTGTTTCCTCTTACAATCTTCTTCTGAACACCCTTGCCAACTTCATTATTTTGTGGACTGACATTAGAAGAACTAGAGACAGATGCTGCAGAAACGGTTGATTGAACTGCTTCTGAATTAGTTTCACCCAAGGAGTTGATAGAGGAGAAACTTAAGGAAGAACCAACCCAGTTAGTAATGAAAGAATTATAGAAACTGGAGAAGCTTTCTTTAGTATCTGTTTTTGCTAAGAAGATCTTGTAGAGATCAGTATTTGTATCTACTACAAGAGGTTCTTCGTTTTGATCATACCATTGATCAATACTTGGTGAAATTTGTGCATCACCAACATATTGTAGAACAACAAATGGATTTGGATTTAGTGTCTTGGATGCAAAATCATTTCCAATAACTTTCAAGTCTTCAAATGGTAAGGTGATGATGTCACCATTTCTTCTATATCCAGATACAACTCTTTGATCTTCTCTTTCGTTGACTTCGATAAGTCTGAGAGAATCTTCTTTTGATTGTGGACGAAGAGTAGATTGCTGAACATCAACAGCACACTGATAGTCAAGTGATTGAAGATTGCCAGTTCTGTGAGCTTCAAAGTTGTCTACAATAAATCCACTCTTAAATCTGTCTAGACCAACATTATCCTTAACTTGCATATTAAGAGCTTGTTGCTCAAGAATGCTAAGGGTGGTGTAATACTCAAGACGCTCAATACGCTTCTCTAGTTTACCAATGTCACGCATCGTATAACGACGGTTGTCAACAGGAGTAATTCTTACATCCTTGCTTGTCTGTGTATATGCAGGAATATATGCATAGAACAGAGGAATAGCATCATCAACTGGATCTGGTTTTGTTGGGTTGAGTGAAGAGTTACCTTCCTTGACTAGGAACTGTCCCTTCTTATTCAAGAATACACCATCAATTCTGTCGAGATATTCTACCTGACTGAATTGGAATGTATACTCTAGATTACTATCAGGAGCAGGAGAAGAAGCAACAATTGCACCATCACTAGAGAATGAACCTCTATTATCAGAAAGGATAGAGGTATCTTGGAAACCAGAGATAATTGCTTTGCTATCAACCTTAGGTCTGAAGTCAAGTACGTTCTTGAGATTTACAACACCATGAACAGTAGAGTTGAATGATGGGATCTCATCTTCGCTAACTCCAGATTCGTGTAAGTAACTGTCAATAACACAGAAATCACCTGCACTATGCTCGAAGTAATCAAAAGCAACTACAAGTTGACCAGTAGTTTGTGTTTGACCTGGCTTCAGGACTAGTCTTGATACATCATAGATAGTGTCTCTTTGACCATTATCGAATGTAAATCTGTCGGTTACATCAGTACCACTTACAAGGTTTCCATTTCTATCAACTGTTGGTGGTGCAGCAGAAGAACCCTCATAGACATACTTCAGTTTGTATGCATCAGAATATGAAAGAACTTCTACGACATCATTGTCATAATCAGTTCCTCTAAATGGAATTACTCTGTCTCCACTACTATCGATAATAATTCTCTTAGAAATAGATGTCTTAAGTCTTGGTTTTGCATCTTCGACTTCTAGAGTAGCAGTCAGTTTTAATTTTGGATATGTTCCATTCTCTGGAATAGTTCCAAAATACGTAGATGGTAGTTGAAGCTCAATACTACCAGCGGTCAATCCACTAGCAGTATCTGTAGCAGAGGTTGTTACAACATTATCTGGATCTACATACACAACATCTCCCTTTTGTAAAAGTGGAGAATCGCCAGGATCTAGAACAGTGATGATTGTATTCTGCTCAGTAAATGTTACAAATCTCTGAGTACCGAATGGCAACTGAGCCGCAAAAGTAATAATACCACCACCAGTTGATGCTGTAGTAATAAAGTCTCTACGGATATAGAACTTGATGTTGCTATTTTCCTGTGTGTCAACAATCTTACTGACTTGCTTACTTCCTGTTGGGAAGATCAATGATCCTCTGGAAGAATTTTCTACCTTTCCACGCAAACGAATGATGTTGGTGTTAACAACATCACCAGGAAGATTGGTATCTAAGTAAATTCTTGACTTGAATACACCAGATGGTTCTGTAGCATATTGAACTACAGCACGAACGAGATTGTTATCAACATCAACAAACTGAATAAGATCTCCTTGCTGTAGAAGAACACTAGCATCAGCACTGAAACTTGTGCTTTCGATAAAGTCAGTATTAGCAGAACCAAAGAAAGTGAAGTCTGTTACAGAAGTGATTTCTGCTTCTGCTGTGTCATCAGTAACAATGTCCGCTGTGAATACATTGCTGCCACCAGAACCATACGAAGCTCCTACAGACTTAACATTAGCAGGAGTATATGTGGTAACTGCATTCCTTGTTAGAACAGGGATAATAGCAGCCGCTACTGTTGGAACTTGACCACCTTCTGCTTGCTTAATTGTAACAGCAGGTGGTTGTGTATAAACGGTATTGTTTAGAGCATTTCTGTTACGGATGTTAATTCTAACAATACCAGAAGTTCCTTCAAAAGCAACTTCTAGTTTAGCTTGGTCGAACTCAACACCGTTGACAACGATGGTTGATCCATCTTCATATCCATTTCCTTTGTTTTGAACAACAAAGTGTGAAATGGTATTGTCTTTTTTAATTCTTGCTGTGTTGTCTGCTTCGTCTCTGATAGTCTCTCCTGATTGGAACCTTCCAGAAATTGTCTTAATAAACAAATCTGTTCCAAAGGAATAAACACCACTTTCAGCACCCTCAACAACACCATATGCTCCACTAGTTAGACCATAGACGTATTTTCCAATCTCAAAAGCACCAGTCTGTGCATTATACTCTTCTAGTTTAATTCTAGTGAAGAACTGTGGATCGAAATAAGACAATCCAAACATCGCGTTGTAACGATCTTCTCCTGCCTGACTTCTTCCTCTTGAAAGAACAATGTCAGCGTCAGAATTAAATCCACTACCTCTCTTTTTCAAGAAGTAGTTGTTTGGTTTCACTCTACCAATCAATGGAGTGATAGTATCTTTGTAATCAATGATCTCACCAAACCCTTCAACTTGTGCTCTAGCATCACCATCAGTTAAGTAGAATCTTCTTCTTCTACCACTATTTGCTGTACCAATGCTATTTGGTTCACCTAGATCATAGTCAACCATTCTTTCGATGTCATCCTTAGGACCAAAAAGAACAACTTCTAAGTATTTCGTATTTGGATCAGCTGATAATAGAGGCTTAGATACCTTAGCATATGATAAAACTTTGAATGAAGATGTACTAACAGCACCACCATCAGTATCTCTTTGTTTTACAAAGAAGAGTTCACCAAACGTACTTTCCCAATTAGATGCACTAAGACTGCTAATTGGGTTAGTAGAACTAAACACATCAAGAGTAACAGTCTTCAGAGCATCATTAGAGGTAAAGAACAGACCTCTCCTGTCTAGAGTTTGTTTTAAATCTGTATCTGCTTCAGTATCACTAAGACCAATAGATCCGTCATTGAAAGTTTGATACAGATTGATATTTGGGAAAGCAGTTAGTTCTGCACCTTCTTTGTTTAGAGGAACTGTTCCGTATGTATTAGTAACAGTAAATGTGGGAAGTCCTCTAATCTTCAGAGTTTTGTTTTCACTCTTCAGACTTTCTCTTGCTTTGCTAATTTCTAGATACTTTGTCTCTTTGTTGACAATTTCATATCCTCTGATATATGCCTTACCAGGACCGATGCTCACAACCATCTTTCTGGCAGCTTCAGCGGCGCTTAGACCATTGTACGTACCAAATTCATCTAAGGCGTATAGACCCCTGTTCCTGTCTCTTTGAGCGTACTCTCTGACATCAATAGCAAAGTCTTCGACAATGTAATCTCCACTCTCGTCGAAAGTTCTTCTTGCTAGAGTTTGCTCTAATAGGTTGTAATCAGTTGGACTTACTTTCTTCTGGATAGATCCTTTGAAGACAGTGATAAGCTGAATGAAGTTTCTGTCTGTAGATTGATTGAGATCAAACCTCTTCAGTTCTAATGTAATCTTTAATCTATGAGCACCAGGAGCAGTGTAGTTGGAGCTTCCGATAGAATTATCATAAAGAGAAGCGTCTTCTTCTGGTGTTACAATATCTTCTTTGATTGTAAAACCAACCTTTGCAGATGGTCTATCATAGTAATCATCGATTACCAGTAGACTGGTTTCGTTTCTTACAAAGAAACCATTAACGAAATAAATTCCTTCTTCTACTTTTACAGCAGAAGCGTATCCCATAGCGGGACTTACTAGAGAAGTTGTTTCTCCAGTGTCAGGGTTTGTGACTAGGATGCTTGTTGGTAGAACACTACCATCTGTACCGACGACAAGAAGTGGTGTATTAACACCATCAATTACCTCTAGAGTTTCACCTTGTCTAAACGTAGTTTCTGTATTAGAATCGCCACTGTTTAGATAGTTAACATATAACGTATCTGCGGATGCTTCTGTTGCTAGTTTTGTATCTAAAATTGTTGCAGTAACACCAGAACTGAGACCACGAACTTGTCTGTTGATTAACTGCGTAATATCATACTTCTTATATACGATATCTTCTCCATCCGAGACAGCAACCTCGGATACGGAAGAAAGTTTTACAAAATCTAACTTGGTGTTGAGACCAACCTCACCAGGGATAACTAAGTCTCCTTGTTTGAAGACATACTTACCAAAGCTTTCTACTTGGTTTTGTAGAATAGACTGAAGTTGAGTTAATTCTCTACCTTGGATAGAATATCCTGGTCTAAAAAGAATTTTATAGAAATTCTTATCCGCGTCAAAATCCTCGTAATAAGGAAATACGTTAAGGTTAGTCTTTTGTGGCATGGTCTCCGCCAAATACTAGCATCTTGTCTCTAGTATTTAGTAGAGATAAAAAAAATCCCCC